TAGAATAAGTTAAACCTGTATCACCGACAACAAAAAAATAAGTTCCGTCGAAATCAACAGATTGAAAATCTGCCAATGTACCTAAATTTTTAGTAAGCCAACTACTAGTGGTACCAGCGGTGCTTATTGCAAATACCCCATGATCGCCAACTACAATATAATAACTTGTTGAACTTCCGCCTGGCGGAGTAAATGTCTGATAAATGATGCTATTTAAATCAGCTAGAGAAACAGTATTACCATTAGGGTCCAATGCGCTATTGCTAATTGCAGAAATCCATGTTGTAAAAGTTGAACCATTTGTGCTACTAATACCAATACCGCCAGTACCTACGGCAATAGCTTTATATGTACCGCCACCCAAATTTGCTACAACTATATCACGAAGTTCTGTTGATGGTACGCCGCTTGTTTGTGTTGTCCAACTATTAGGTGTGTCACTTGGTGCTGTAATAATAGTTCCACTTGAACCAACCGCAATCCAAGTTCCACTTGATCCATTTTGTGATCTCGTAATAGATTTTAAATTATTTGTTGTGCCACTTGTTTGTGATACCCAAGTAACAACTTGTGGCGAACCGCCCGATGGAGATGCTGTTAATACAACGCCACTATCACCAACAATAACAAAAACTTTTGCTACACTGTCATAATATACAGCATTTAAACCAGTAGATACACCACTAGTTCGAGATGTCCAAGAAGTTCCGCCACTACTTGTATAAATTCCACCACTACCAGTTAATGCAACAAATGTATTTGAACCATTGTTATAAATGTATGTAAAATTTTCAATACCGCTAGCAACACTTGCCAGATAAACAAGAGTACCTGCTGTATTTTTATAGACATCGCCCCAACTTGTAATAGCAAATGTATTTGTGCCATCGCTAGTGTTTGAAACAAAACTGTCAAGAAGCGAACGATACCAGGTTATGCCATCAGCACTATAAAAAGCTTTATTGCCAGATTTGGTTGCGATAAAAGCACTTGTTGAAGTTGATGTATCAGTGATATAACGCAATCCAATTACATCATCAAATCCAATTGTTGTATTGCTCCAACTTATAGCATCAGTGCTGTATATAATAGTGCCCGCAGTTCCACCAGCAACAAACTTACTATTGCCATAGGTAATTGCATTTAGAGCAACGCTAACACCACTTGTCTGTGATGTCCAAGTTACACCATTGGCACTTGTATAAACGCCGCCTTGTAGAGTAACAAGAACAAATTTGCTATTTCCATACACAATAGCGTTAATGTTTGTGTAAGAAATAGCACCACTGGCTGACCAAACCGTGCCATTAGAACTATAAAGAACAGTACCATTAACGCCAACAGCAACAAATGTTCCATTACCATAAACAACATCTAATAAATCATTTGTTGTTCCGCTTGTAGTGCTGCTCCAAGTTGTTCCATCAATACTAGTTAAAATGTGTCCGCCTGTGCCAACTACAACATAAATTGTTCCATTGTAAGCAATGCCATTGTATTGCGCACGTGCATTACCTGTTTGTGGATTATAACCAGCATCGCTATTTTTAAAACTATACGTATTGGCTAAATTTAAGATATCACTATATTCTGTAAGAATTTCTGTATTACCAGCACTTGGCGCACCATCTGTTACTAGCCCATTTCCAATGAATAGCTGACGAGTATCTATGCTATAACCAAGTTCTGCTTTGCTTAATTGCGGTAGATTTTCGTATAAACCACTGCGATGAGAAATACGAGAAATTTGAACGATTGACATGCGGATATCCTGCTTTAAGGATATTTATGGTTTATCCGCATAGAACTCCCAAACTCTATCCCACCAAACGCTGGTCCAATGGTCGAATTCATCGCCACGAATAACCCAACGCTGCGGTTCGCAATCTTTGCTGCACATTAGAATAACAATTTGTGCAATATCAGTGCCAAATAATTGATTGTGAGCAGCAGCATATGCCGCACCTTGAATAAAATAATCGTGAATCCATTCAGTTTTCTTAGGTTTATTAGTTTGCTTATAATCTACAATAGATGGTTTGCCATTATACACGCCAACGAGATCAGTTGTGCCAGCATATAACTGTGGATAATATAACGCAGTTTCCATGCCCCAATATTCTTGAAGTTGTCCTTTAAGATATTCTTCAATAATAACACTTGCCATCTTTGCTGGTTGTTGATGAACTAAATTTCCACCAGTTTTTAACTCGCCGCTTTCAAGCCAGTTTTCAAGTTGTTTGTGCATAGAAGTTCCACGACTAGCAGCTTCTGTAGTAATAGCTTGTGCCTTAGCTACACCAACACGCTTGCGCCATTCATGCAGTGCTTGAACTTTTTCCCTTGGTTTTGTTTTATCAAGAATTGTTGTAACACTTGCAACAACATCGCCGTCAGGAGTTTGATATCTCCGACCTTCATCTGTTTCTTTGCGAGTTATTTTTTTATAATCATATAATGAATTATGTTTTACCAGGATATTTGCCAAGATATATGTTGTCCATCTGTTGAGATTCGACTTATAGTATATCCTAGCTTTGCGAAGTTGTCAATAACACTTTGCATTTGTCCGCTAGCTAAATTGTTAGCGGTGATGGTTTGCCAAGTTGAATAATAGTTAGCATCAAGAGTCATAGGTGTGCCAACCACTGTATTAGCGCCAAATTGTGTGCAAGTGTTGCCGTTAATCTGAGTTGTTGTTCGATTGTTATCAACAGCATTCACTATATTAATGTTTAATAGTGCAAGTTCAGTTTCAACTACTACACTATCAATACTTGCAATTCTGGCATTAGTGGCTGTGAACATTTTAAACTCCTAAATTATTTATTCAAAGTAAGTTTTCAATGTGCGGTGATAAAATTTGAGCAATTTTTTCATGACCTGTTTTTGTAGGATGCAAACTATATGGATTTAATAATTTTTGTTGCACACCAACTTTTATTCTACTATCATTGCCCGTATAATTGTAATTGGCTTCATAATATTCTTTTTTTACAAAATTATCATTTTCTAAAGTCATCTGTGAAAGCAAATCTCTATTTTTTAATTCAACGTTTACTAAATTATCAATTTTAATTGTATAATCATGGTGATTGAACGTATCTACCCATAAATTTTTAATATTGCTTGCACTAAAAAAATCATTAAAAAATATCATTTCTGTTGTTAATTGTGCAATTTCATTTTCGTGATTATAACAATTCATACTTAAAAATTTAGCAATAGGATGATCCCAATCATATTTAAAATTTCTTAGTTCTGAATCAATGACTGAATAAATTTCATTTCTGGTTGTGCTAGTTATGCACCATAAAATTATTACTTCATCAAATATTTTTTTTAAACTTCTAAATTTTTTAGATATAAAAAATTCTTTTGCCAATCTAAATTGTTTCTGATTGCTTGATTGAGATGCAGAGAAATTTATATTAATAGCATTATATTTGTTACATAGTAATTTTCTAAAACTATATGTTTCAGCTAAATCATGATCATTGTGGATAAGTTCAAAATTATTTCTTGACATTCCTTCTTCGTAGCCTAATCCTTTTCCATAAGTCCAGCTACAACCAAAGGTTATTAATAAAATTTTTTTCATTAAGATATTATTTCTTTTTACGACGGCCAGCACAATGAGCCTTTTGACTAAATCCCTTTGGATGAGAACAGTCAATGCTACGTTTGTACTTAGTACTCCATTTTTCAGTTAATTCTTCTTCTTTAACAAGTTTTTTATTCTTTTTAACTTTGTATTTTTTACCATCTACTATAAAATATTCAAGATTATTTTTTCTTGCAGTATTCAATGCACCTAAAAAAGCATTACCTTCTTTTAAACTTAACTCACGATCTGTTTCTTCTACTTCTGCATCATAAAGTTTTTGAATTAATCCGCTATTGCGCAATAACTTAAATGCTAAATTTTCAACACCAAACTCACCATTTTTTTCTAAACCAGACTGTCGCATATCTTTAATACGTTTTTTCAGTCTAGCAATAGTAGATGGATCGCCGCTGTCCAATGCTTGGCGAATTTCTTCACTTAAATGTTGAAATTTATCTTCGATGTTTGTTACATCAGGTTTAGCTGTTATCTTTTTTGGAAATTTTACCCAATCATCATTATAAACACTATAAACACCATTTGAAATATGCGTATCTTCACTGCCTTGAACATAAACTTCAACAGCATGTCCCATAATTTTTATATCGTGCTGATCATTAAATATTACTTTTTTAGCTTGGAACAAGTCTTTGAGATTAACTTTACAAGGTCCGTTACTGTTAGCAATAAGATGCAAGTCAATATCACTTTTATTATTGTAATTAAAACTAGCATTGCTACCACTGATCGTAATATCCGTAAGTTGTAAATCTTCTACGTTGATAAATTCAACAAATGCTTTTGCAATCTTGAATAGCGCAAGACGAACTTGTAGTTTTAAACGATTATTTTCCCATAAATCAGGATTAAGTTTATCATGAAATGTAGTTAATGTTTCTAAATCACCGATGCGCATCAAGTATTTATTAGAACTTGGCTGCGCTCTTAGCCATTTGATCTACAGTAGCATTCTGTTTTTCAACATCCGCCTGATCAGGTTCTTTGTCGGCAACGCTTTCTTTGCCTAATACAATATGTTGGTTATTATAATCACTAATCATTTCGGCAATGTTAGGATTGCTATCTATTAATTCTTGTAAATTTTCATAAGAAAAAGAATAGCCAGCATTATTCATTAATTTACTAATGTTGGCTATTGGGATTTGTACGCCTGGTTTGGTTTTGCTTTCCAAATATTGCAAGATAGTCATAAAAACGCCTGCTTGACTCTTTACAAAATCTGGAGCAACTTCAAGAAGTTTCATTATCTTAGACCACGGCCCATTTCAGCAGGTCCGCCAGCAGCAGCATCTACTGCATTAAGGTCTTCTTCAGGCTCGCCGCCCAATGGCGCATTCATATCTGGAGCAGCACCTAAGTCAGGAGCAGCACCCATATCAGCGCCCATGTCAGCACCAGAATCAGGTGCGCCCATAGGAGCAGCGCCATATACGCCACGACTTGCATTATCAAGTGTATCGCGAGCAGAATTAGCTGCATCAAGCAGACCACTTAGAACTTGCTTTGTAGAATCGTTAAATGAATTAGCTTGTTCCATGCCAATTTCATCTTTCATTGCACTAACCAATGCAGGTAGCTGTTCGTTTTGCATCTTGCTAATTTTTTCAACAATATCTTGGACGCTATCTGCCAAGTCACGAGCGGCCATTGTAACACGTGCTTGTTCAATTTCACCTTCTGTAAGGGCTGATGGAAGTTCATAGCTTTCATTCTTTGCCATCTTTGTAGCTGTAGCATACATAACATCTTTGCCACGATTACCATAACGCTTTTCAAAATCACCACCACGCTTCTTAAGAGCCTTTGCATAATGCTCACGCTTCTTAAGTTCTGTAGGAGTTAATTCACGTTCATTAAGCGTTACCATGCAATAATCATCAATTGCCTGTAGCTTTTCTGCAATAATTTTACGACCTTGTGCCATTTCATTTTTCCATGTTTCAAGAATTTTTCCAACCATTACTGCTTCCATGTATTGTGGATTACGTTCAGCATGATGTGCTTGACTTGTGCTCTTGATTGCACGAATTTTTGTGCCAATAGTTTTTAGCATCTGACTTGCATCGCCTTCTTTAATCTGCTTAAGATTAAGTTGCCAATTATAAACTTTATTCAATTGCTGATTTAATTCTGCAGCAGATACTTTTCCAAATTCTTTAACAAACATAGTGTTGTCCTTACATTTAATAGTATTTATTGCAGTGAGACACTTTTCTCTAATTCATGCAATTGTTGATCCAATAATTCTAACTCTCGTTCTACTCTTGAAAGCCTATCTTTATAAACTTCGTTATTTGGATTTGTTTTTGTTCTTATAGAATATAATTGTTTATCATTTAGATAAATGTCTAACTGTTTATCTATGCATGTTACAGTTGGAATATTTTTATAATAACGTTTGCTTACTAACGCTGCTAACAATATTGCAACTCTTCGTTGATATAGGTTAGCAACAATACTTTTATTATTATTGATAACTTGCCAAACATTATCTTTTAAAGTTACTTGGGTATCATTAATTTGATATCCATTCCCCACGGATTTTACAATCAATGCTCCTTTTTTAGGCAATTGATTGTATTCTTCCGTGACGAATTTTTTGATTTTGTTGAGGGTTATGTTTTCATCTATCATAAAAATATAATAACACAACGATAACCCTTATGTCAATTAAGTATGTGCTTTTGCAACATACAAAATCAAGCCCAATAGGGCAGTTAGTAGTGAGCCAATAATGCCAATTCCTAAGCCAACGAGTTTTTTATAAGCCAAAGTTTCTTTTTCGATTAACATGTTTTTAATTTCGCTGACTATGGTTTCGACTTTTACAAGTCTTGCTTCCATAGTATTCATTTTGCTTTCCATTTGTTCATAACGCTCTGCGCAGATATCAACATGCGCTTCTAAACTCTGACGTTCAATATCATAAGTTTTTGCCATTGTAAATTCCCCACACAGTAGCAAAGAATATTTATAATGTTTTTATAATAATAAAAAGCATATATTTTTGTTTTCACCATCGGCGATTGTGTAGTTTTTTAAATTTTTAACACTTTCTTCAAGACCTTGAATCATTGGTATCAGATCAACCATATCACAAATTTCTTCTAAATTGTTGTTAAAGTTTTCTAATTCAAAATCAAATATCCATACATTATGATTGCCAATATAATTTTTTCCAAATTCAAGACCATCTATATTTCGAAATACTTTTTTAGGATATGAATGAATCGTAAGAATGGATTTTAATCCCAATGCTTGTATGATTGTATGCCAATTTTTTATTTGGTTAGAATTATGATCACTGCTGCGTGTTATATCAAATAATGTTAAACATCTTATCATGTTTTTACTTATAGTGTTGTAATTTGGGCAAAGAAAAAGGGCGGTTGCCCGCCCTTGAACTTTGTAATATATCTAGGATATATTAAGTGTAGCTTAGCTTGAAACCACGGTTAGCGAATACTGAACCGCTGCAATCAACGCTGTTGTTACCAGCAGCAGTTAGACTACGAACAGTTGCCTGAACAACGCTTGCAATACCAGCATCAGTTGATGCAAGACCTTGTGCGCCTTCAAGAAGAAGACTGATGTTACCACCGCTAGTTGCTTCTACTTGATATGCAAGAACAGTTACGTTACTTGAAATTGCGCTTAGGATTGCAGGAATTGCGTTGTTTACACCACTTTCACTACGAATGTCTTGTGCTGAACCACCACTTGCTGCGATATAACCTGCTAGTGCTACAGGGAACTTTCCGATGAAGCTAGCGCCGATTGCTGTTGAGATAAAACCCTTACCATCACCAACTACACCAGCATTACCATTTGTACGATAAAAATCTGCCATTTTA